AATTAAATTCTCTATTTGTAGCTCTTACAAAGAAGTGTTGAGTTGATATGTTTTCAGTTCTCCTCATTTCAAAATCTGCACCACCTTTTATTGCTCTAAATAATCTGTTATGATTAAATGTTTCAACACTTGGAGCAGAAGCAGTTGATGGTCTTAAACCATCCGAAGCACTAGATCCGGCAGCCACTGCTATAGCTTCAGGATTAAGTAAAATAATACCTAATTTTGGATAAAACTTACCAAATCCCTGCGCGTTTGATGCGGTATAGGTGTTTATACTTGCAGTTGCCTCAGTACCCAAATTAGTTGAGCCCGAAACTATATTAAATACACTCCCTGCTTTTCCTGCTTTATCTGAAAATTTCTTTCCACTATCATCAATTAAAGTAATTGTTTGTGTAGAACCAGAAATCATTAATGTAAGATTTCCAGCATCCGCCTGTTGTCTATATCTCGCTCTCGCTAAATTAATAATATAAGCTTGATCTAAACTAAAACCATCTTCTATTGATGATGAATAAACAGTAAAAAATTCATCTGTTTCTCCTTCAAAATTATCATTTAAAAGTATTCTATATTGGGAATAAATCGCTTTAGTTGGTAATACAGCTGAATCTGATGTTGTTAATTGTATTGAACCACTACCATATTTGTGTCCATATGCTATTGCAAATTCAACTGGAGCTGATGAAGATGTATTAGAACCGGTTAAATATACATTAATGTAATACTTAGATGCATCTGAACCACTGTGACCTGCAATAGTTGAAGTGGAGCCAGTTGCAATTGTGCCATCTAAACTACCACTACCATTACTCCATAAACCTTCGGTTACGACTTCAATTTTGTTTGAAATTTTATCAAACTCACCAAACTTTTTAAATATACCTTGTGATAATACACCACCACTAGCTATACCTAATCTTTCGTTAGGAGGTAATGCCCCATTTATAATATTAGCAATCGCAGTTGCATCAATAACTCCCGCATTATCAATAAGATATTGGGATAATTGTTGTGTTACTGCTGCTCCTTGTGCTCCTGTAATTTGTGCCATTTTCTATTTTATTTTTTATGCTACATAGTTTACTGTTACAGGAATAGAAACTGACCCTCCGGTTTCGTTTCCATAAACTGTTAAAGTTGTTACAGTTGTCGCAGTTATCGCAGGATTCGGAATAAATTCAAATGTAGTTCCTCTTTTAACATCTGCGGTTGCTGCTATCGAATCACTAACTGAAATCTGTCCAGCTGCGGCAACTCCCAATCCTACCAATGTACCTGCAGTTTTATCTGCTAACACCGCCGTATATCCAGATGTAAGATTTCCAACAGGTGCGGTGGATGGTGTTATTATAACTTTACCTCTTTGTTGATTAGTATTAATTGCAGTCATGCTAATTGATACCTGAGGTATTTTTGTTGCTCCTTTCGGTAATGTTACAAGTTTATATTTAAGCACTTGTGTTTCATCAGGCGAAGCTTCTAAAATAGGGATTGCTCTAATTGCTGCATCATAATATGCAGAACCCTTTGGGTGTGCTGCATCAAATAATTGATAATCAATCTCATCATCACCTAACGCAAATTGAGTGATGTTTAAAGATTGACCAGCTGCTAATTTTTCTCTACCCTTTTTTGTAAGAATTGCATCTACGATTATTTCTGAGTTATCTAGGTATGCCATTTTTCTATGTTTTGGTCTTTTTAATATAAATATATAACCTTTTAGTTTTATTACTTTTTTTTAAATATAACATACTTTGAAAATTAATCAACCTCCAATATTGGTTCTCCACTACCTCTGCCTGATGCCGCAACCTTTAATTTATTTGGATTAGTTGCAAATACTTCTACTGCTGATGTACCATCAATTGTCGTCAGAGATGTTTGTTTAGAACCCTCATAAAAACTATTTTCTAATCCTCTAGAAGTATCTTTAGTATTTCGATAATGTCCGGATGTATAACCATTAAATATTTCTATAGCTGTTACGACACCTTTACCATAAGGATATACACCTAAATTTGCCAATATATCAACATAAAAAGAGTGGGTAGTTGGACTTCTAAAAGCTCCACCAGCTGATGGACTATCATCAAATTGGCTTATTAATACCAATTTCTTTTCATACCTATACACCAATTCTAATTCAATTTTATCTTTGGCTCCTAATTTTTTGGTATTATATAATGATGAAGATACCCCATTAAAAGGAACTCTCTTTGGTATGAATCTACCATATCTAATTGTTAATATATATGCATTATATCTTTCAGTTAACACTAATGTTCCATCATTTCTATAATAAGTTCTATCTAAAGAACCATTATCACCAAATAATCCAAATCCTAAATTAAAAGGTGACTCTGCATCATTTCCTACTTGCTGATATGAATCTTCTAAATCGAATTCCCCTAAAATTGTAGGATTTTTTAATCCAGAATCGATAGTAATTTCTATCCCACCCATATTTGAGCCGGAATTGTAAATAATATCACCAGTTATCATCGTATCATTAACGATTGATTCACTACCTGAAAAAGAAAGATATGATGATTCTATATCTACTAAATCATTTAAACTAAATGAAGATGAATAAAAAGGTGTATCACATTCCAAAATTATTTCAGATTCTAAATCTAAGCTACCTGTAAAATAGGGAATTTCTGATATGATATTTTGTATTGAATTAATATTAAATGAACCAGTATGGTAAATATTTTCGGCATAGGGTTTAGTTATTTTAATTTTACTTCTATCTAATAGGGAGGGTTCAATTAAAATTCCTTTAGATACATTAGCTCTTGCAGGAATAACCTGATCTAACATATCAAATAAAGATTTATCTACTGATTTTATTAATTTTATATATTGTTCAAAATCTAAATTTGTTCTTTGAAAATAATAATTTCTTAATTCCACTAAATTAGGATATGAATCTTTTCCATATTCATCATCCCAATCTCCAATATAATCTCCAATATTTATTGCACCTAATGAACGAAGAATATCTAAATTTAATTCTTTAACAGGTGAGAAAAATAATCCTAAACGATTTGAATCAATTGATGCTCTATCAAAAGCCTTTTTAGTTGCTCTTTGTTTGTATGATAATTGTCCTGTCAATTCAATATCTTCAATTCGCACTTTATCTCTACCAACAAATCCTATTTGAGGAACTTCAGCAGTTACGAATCTTTCATAACTTTCATATTGATACGGATATGAATTTGATGCAGTATAGTTTGAATTAATACTCGCAGTTGCTCCACCCCAATATGATGCTGTTTGAGGAGCAACGTTTTTAATAGAGCTAGTTAAATAAAGATTTTTAGGGTATTCAAAATCTAAACGAAATAATAAATCATCAGTAGATGAAGAAACGTGATTACCAAATATCGAATCAGGATTTAATGTATGCGATGTTATTACTGATGATGATAATGGTATATTCCATAATCTAAATTCATCAATAGAACCAACTAAGCCATTTGAACCAGAACCATTTATAAATAAAGTTGAATTATAATCCCAAGCAGAGCCAGAATAATATACATTTGTATTAGTTAATGCATTCGATGATGATACTTGTAATGTTAAAGAGCCACTTTTACTGAGTTTAATTCTATCATTAACTTCCTCTCTTAAATGGATTGTGTATTTATCATATGATAAGCCTGAATCCACTTCTGAAGTTTTTTGAATTGTCAAAAATTTAAACTCACCATCATATAAAGGTATGTTATTAATATTTACACTACTTGTAAACGATGAAGTTATTTCTAAATCTAATACATCAACATATACTCTATCGTTTACTAATTCAAATGTAAGATTACCGAATAAAGCACTTCCAGTTGGTTCTATATTTACTTTCCAATAATTACTACCTGAAACTCCTCTTAGTAACTCAGAGTTTGCTTTATTTGTTGTTTTAAATCTAAGTTGAACCGCTTCTGGAATTCCATTTAACCACGGTAATTGTAAATAATCACTTCCACTCAAATTTAAAAATGCACTTCTATCTTCATAAGTAAATTTATTTGTTTCAGATGGTGTATTAGAAGGCCCTCCAAATTCTATTATTGTTAATAAAGAAGATGGTACACCATAACAAGATAAAATTGCATTTATAGATTTTCTTGTTCCTTTGTGTTTTAAAAGATAAGGTAAATTGTTAAGTATTCTTCTCCAAACTTGTTTTTTAGCCGCATCCGGTGTAAATGAAGTGGATACATTATTTCCAATACTGTTTTTATTTGTTGGGGTAAGATTTTTATCATTTAATCCAAAAGTATAATTCCATAGTTGTTTGCCCTCAAATGGATTTTTAGGATCCCAGCCAAATGATTCCAATAATTCATATACCAATTTATCGGTAATTCCATCAACCGCTTTATTTTCTACTTTTCTAACTCTATTTATACCATTGATATATGACCAAATGATATCAAAATGTTGGCCTATCATCTCTAAAAAGGTTAGATATTCAATATTATCTGGACTTTCCTGAATATACTGAGGAATGTGTTTAATTAAATAATTTTTGTTACTTCTATCATATATTTCACCATATACTGATTGAGATGCGAAAAATAAATTCTCTGAAGATGTAATTGAAAAATTATCATACATTGCTTTTTCAAATCCATCAAATCCATTTTTGATAGTTTGAATTTTACTATTGTATGATTCACTCGTTAATAGTGAATTTGAAGATGTTGAAAGTAGACTTGCGGAATAAAGTGTTGTATTTATTTTATTATTCCAATTTTCAATAGTTTCTATTTTGTATTGAAAATTTTCTATTCTGGTTTTAGCACCTCCAAAATTTACAAAATTAGCAAATTTTAAAAAATATTCAGTAGTAGAGTTACTACCACTTGTATAATCAATTTGTAAATCTTCTAAATTAAACGCACTTTGTGAAATAAATTTGTTTACTAATTGAGTAGAAGTTACACTACCACTAGAAATAATTTCATCAAAATATTGTAAGCCAGTTTCGTTTATAATATCAGTACCAAAGTTTGGTTTTAACGGTAAACATTTATCCTCATCTTCATCAGTAATTATAATAGATTCAACAATGGTAGGAATAATTTGTTTACTAATATAAACTTGTGTGTTTAAATCAATATCAACTGGTAATGGTTCTAGTAATTTTACTATTAATGAACCATAATCTGAGTATCCTTTTACTTTTCTAGTGCTTCCGGTTTCTCTATCTATTTCAAATTGAGTTTCAACTACTTTACCATCTAATACCGAAAATGTTAATCTATCCATTCCAGTATTAGCAATGACAAATGATTTACTACCAGATGTTCTAACCTGATAATATAAATGTTTATCATCTTCAAAAACTATTTCATCTTCAAATTTATTTTTGGTATCACCACCTGAAAATAATTGTGTGAATACTGAGGTAATATCTCTAACTGCAGTTCCCTTATCAATTAAAAATTTCGTTCTTTGAACAGTAATAGAAACTTTTTCGGTTTTTCCAATTATGTTCCCATTAAATCCTGTAAAAAATGGCCTAAACCCAAATGTTATTAAATATGTATTATCAGTTTCATTAAAATAATCTTTGTACGAATTATATAAATCCCTTGCCTTAAAAGAAATTTTACCTTTATTTTTGGGAATTTCTCCCTTACCATTAGGATTTACAAAGAGACGATTAATAATATTTTCACCTAATAAAATTTCTACTCCTTCAGCATTTATAGTTTCTAAATTAAATTCAAATTCAAAATCTAAAGGCCTTAAATCAGCTTCTATTATATTTCTATCGTAAATAATTTTAGTTACATCCGGTTCTCCATAAGATTTTTCTCTTATTATATCTACAAATGTTCTTACCTCATCTCTTTCACCTAATGCATTATTTCCAGCTAAAATAATTAATTCAAATCTTCCCAATGCCTGTGGATTAGATAAATTAATTATTGCTTCATTGTTTATTGGATAAACCTTTTTTGAATTTTTTTCATCTACTCCAATTTGATTTGGAAAATAATATCTTACATATTGAGTTGAATTTGAAACATTTACTTTTAATAAAAATTCAGAACTATATTCAATATTCCAAATATATGCCTGATTTATAGGTGTAAGGAAAGATGGAAAATCAGTAGTTTGAACCACCTCATAACTATCTACAACAATTTTATAATCCCTATCAATATTTTCAAAATCAAAAATGTTTGCATTCGATTCTTCTATTAATATATCATTTTCATCAAAAACTTTTATACTTCTAATATTGTAAGTTTTGGCATTGTTTCTAATGATTGATATCTTAGATCCTTTTTGAATTCTTATTAATTCAGCTTTTTTTACAATAGTTGAAGCTTGTGAAGAATTAAGTGAAATTCCTACACCAGTTCGCTGTTTGTCTGCAATTACTCTTACCGAATCTTTATTAAGGGTGTTTTCAATTCTTATTCCAACAAAATCGGTTGTAGAAGGAAGAGTGTCTTCGTTACGCGTGAATAATTTTTCAAATGGAACATCTATTTGAAAATTAATTTGATTACTAGGTGGTATAAAATATTCTCTTTTCTCCATTAATTATAAATACTTTTTAAAGCATATTTTGTATTTCTACTGGATTTTGCACAACATCTGGACTATTGTAAGGTCTATCCATAGAATCTCCTATTTCTCTTTGGAATGTACTTCTACCGCCTCCTGCACCGCCACCAAAAATTGGAGTTTGAATTACCGGTTGTTCAATTACTGGTGTTTGTGGTGGAGTAATAAATTCCCCTTCTACTAATTCTTTTATAATAACGTCATTTTCCTGATTAACCCTACATTGAATTGAATAACTTTTTTTAGTTTTTACATTATTTCCAATAAAAGAAATTTTAGTTGGATTAAGAATTTGATAATCAAAGAATTTTAAGGTTACTTTTCCTTTTGTAGAACTACTATCTACCCAATCAGCATCATTTACCAATACTTTTACTTCTACTGGAATTCCTCCTTCTTCTAAAAATGTGTTAAAGGTCACAATTATTTCTTTTGCTTCTGAGACAGGTGTATAGTTTTCATTCCCTCCAATTTTCCATTCTTCTCCCGTCCAAATATATTTTTGGCCGAATTCGTTTGTAAATTCTTGTCCAATATAATATCCATTTCTATTTGGTGCTGGCATTTTTTATTAATTTTATTTTTTTACTTTATTATTTCTAAAACTTGTAGTATATTCTTCATTTGATAATCTTTTATTTAATGTCACTCCATTATTATTTATTTGTTCTTCTCCAATATTAATAGATGGTGTAGGTTGATTAAGGGGTGATTCATATGGAACTTCAAATCTCGTTCCTCTTCCTCCTTCATTAAGATACATCATTTCCTCCTGCAATCTTCTTAATCTATCTTTCTCAATATTTGGTTCTAATTGAGGTTCAATTACTACATTAATTGGGTCTTCTAAGGGCTCTTTCAATATTGGTAATTCAATAATAGGTGGTCTATCTGATTCTACCACTGTCGGTAAAATTATTTTTTGTGTGGTGAATTTTTTAGCTATTTCCTCTAAAGTTGGTGGAGTTGTTACATATTTCTGATAAGTTGGGTTGGTTTGTGTTTTATCACTTTTAAGAGTTTGTACCAAATCTTGTAACTTATCAATACTTTGTTGTGTAATGTTATCTAACCTTACTTCATCGGATAAGGTTCTTTTAGGTAAATGAAATTCTACTGATTCTTCAAATTTATTATTAAGTAATTTGATTATATCAGACTTGTTATAATATGTAAAATCAATATCATCTCCTAAACTTACACCAAATAAATTACTACCTATTGTTGAATTTTTATGAAGTAAAGCGTGCCTTACTGATGTCCTCATTGATTCTAATACCTTCGAAAAAAATATTTCAAATGAATTAATACCAAACTCTGAAGCCAATTGGTCTATATAATTTTTATTTTTTATTTTTTGAAAAGTGCTATTTAAATCTGCAGGTGTTAATTTATTTAAAATCTCATCAATTTCAGAATAAACTTCATCTCCACTAAATTTATTTAATACAAAACTGTTATATGCTTGATTCAAATCTATTTTAGTATCTATATCTATATTTGAAGTTTCATCAAAATTATTAAATGGTAATAATCTTAATTCTAAACGTGTTGGTGAAATTTCTTGAATCCACATTTTATCTTTTTCAACTGAACTTCCTACTCTATCATTTACAAAGTTTAATTGAACTCTAAATAAACCTATATTAAAACCGGCATCCTTTATTAATCGTTTTATATCAATTAAAAATCCACCACCATCTAATACTTTATCTAAATAGTTTTCACTTCTTATAAGATATTCATTTATTTCCTCTCCTTTAATATACCTAATATTTCCATAATCTTTTTGTTCTAATAAATTATTAGAAGAATCATATAATACAAATTCTAATACATCGTTTACACCAATATTAAAAGGAGTTGCCTTAAATCCTTTATCTATAAGAGCAAAATCAACCGCATTTAATTCAGTAGTAAGGGATGTTCCCTTATTAATTACTTCATCAATATTTTTATAATTTAATGCCATTTGTTTCTATTTTATCCCGTGTAATTAGCTCCTCTTTGTTTTTGAACAGCGGTTGAAATTGAAACAGTTCCATTTGTAGATTTAAACTCCAATGTTCCTGTATATTCTTTATCGCTTGAAAAACCAAATCCAGCTGATGGTTTAAAATTATCTACTTTACCAGCGTTGGGTTCAAATGAAATTGTTTTCTTTTCTTGTGGCTGAATAGTTACTGAAAAAGGCCCATTTATAAAACTTATATTTTTTTCAATAATTTGAATATTTTGAGTTTCTAATGTAAAATTATATATTTCTACTTCTGGCCCATTTATCCATTTACCCCTACCATCATCTTTTGCCCTAGCTCTATATGTTAAATCATTATATCTTTGCTCCCCTTTATTAATTACTCTTACTGTAATATCTGCTCCAGCCTTTGCTCCTTCTGCTAATCTTGCATTTTTACCAATTAATTGTTGAGTTAGACTATCAACTTGTTTTTTAAGTGATTCAATAGTTGCATTTTGACCTTCATTTCTTGCTTTTAAAGATACGTTTTCAATACCATCTAATGTCATTCTTTGAATATTATTTTGAAGTTGATCAGTAATAATTGCAAATTGTGTTCTTAATGTTTCCGCATTTGCTTCCGCAGTTACTCTCAATAATCTTTCACTATCCAATTCTAAATCTAATGATGCGGATACCGTTATTAATCTAGCTACTTCAGTTTCTAATTGAGAAATTTGTAAAGATTGTGAAGCTATTGTTTTTCTTGCTAATTCTAAAGAATAAGTAGCTTCGTTATATACCGGTCTAGGTACTAAATCTAATTCTAATTCCGGCGAAGAGGGTATTAGTTCAAATACATTTACATCGATTGTTTTTTTTAATTCATCGGTGTTATAAACCCTTTTTTTAGATGGAGCATATACAAATCCTGATTTATCATCATCTAACGATGCCTCAAAATACACATTCTCTCTATCCCTTGCGATAAGAGATCCACTTATTTGTAAATGTTTTTTAATATCGAGAATTTCCATTATTTCTTAATTCAAATGTTAAATCATCTTCAAAATATTCATCAAATCCAGCTCTTTGCACCAAAAATAAAAGTCTATAAACCCTATTTTTAGGAAAATTCGTAGTATCAAATATTACAAAATTTCCCTCCGAATTACAATTTATTTTACTATAAATAGAAAAATCAATAATTTTTTTCTTTGTGATTTCATCTCTAATAGCATAAAAAGAACTAGTTGGAAGATATTTTACATTTAAATAAGAAAATGAGCTTGAAAAAGTTTTTAATGGATATTGTTCTCTACCTATTATATTAACTTTTACTCTACCACCTTCATAATAAGTTGGCTTTAATTCTTTACTCTTTACAATTATAGATGATGCGGTTAATGGTGATAATGACCCTGTTGAATAAGAGCCACTAACATCATCCCATTTTAATTTTAAAAGTGGCTCATTTATTGTATTTGATTCTTTTGAATAAAAATTCATAACACCATAATCTAATGATGTAGATTCTATTGATTCAGAATGTTTTATTACCAACCCATAATTTCCAGAAGCGGTAAAATAATTATAAATTGGTTTTACATTCATATTAATATCTAAACTTTGATATGTAAAATTTTGTGAACCGCTAATTGAACCTGATTGTAAAATATGGGGTTGAGTATTCCAAGTAATACCATCATTTACAGTAGGCTGATATACAAAAGTTCCAACACCCATATTCCAACTAGAGGTTACCGGATATGCAAAAAGTGAAAAACTAATTGGTAATTCTTCGCCGGCAGTAAGATTCAGGCACAAACTTACATCTGATGCGGTTACATAAGAGGGCACATTATCTAAATCAAATCTTATAAATACCCTCGCATCATCTTTTTCTGCGAAACGAGAATAATGCTTTGATACAGTTAATATTTCATCTAAACCAGTATTTTTAGTTTTATCCAAAGTATATACCGTTGCATCTTTTGATGCTGTTATAAAATGTATCATTATACTGCCCTACCTTTTATATCTTTATCAGGAAACTTTACTTCAAAGATAGATGGATCCAATGAAGGATATATTATCTTATTCTTTGTAGCACCTTTAATATCATAACTATTTCTAGCATAACCACCTCCACACTTATTAATAATTTCAACTTGTTGTATTGAAGCAACTCCCTCCACCATTGCTAAAATTAACTCTATATCAGATAAATTAATTGTTTGATTAAATTGCCAATTTTCAATTGCAAATGTTGATTTTAATTCTTCTATACATTTTAAAACAACCTCTCTATTATTATAATTTTTATATACAGTAATGTCAAAGTTAATTCCAATATTAATAATAAAACCATCAATTATATTAACACCATCAGTTAGAATTCTAAATTCATTTAAATATGTTTTTAAATTTTCTTTAACTGCTCTATTTAATGTAGTTAATTTTCCATTCGAATCGTAACCTAAAGTGTATAAATTTATTGCAAATGGATTAACTAATTCTGCTGATTGAGTGGTTTTTTGAACAAAATCTCTTACATTTTGTTTTATTTCATTGGTAGTTGGAAGTTTTCCACCTTTAGCTAATGAGGAATTCACTATACTTCTTACTATTTCAGCAAATTCGGTAACATTATCTGTTTGATTTAATATTGCTTCAGGCGAATTTGAATTTAATGAATTATCACCTATTGCAAAAATTTTAGAGATAGCACCGTATTTTGTTGGCATTGATAGTGCCCTAATTTGATAATCTCTCGCGGTAACCGCTCTATTTTGTGAGGCGTAATTTGCTAATGCACTTTCTCTAATTTCTTCTATCGTATCAAAACCTCTTCCTCCTTTTGCAGGTATTTCATTTTCAACTGCAACTGAACTTTTTGAAAAATTATAAACCGTCAAATCAATATCAGGAAAAGTATCTATTAAATCATCATTATAAACTATATTTGTTATGGTAGTTAAATCTCCCTGTGGAACATTTGATGATACACCCCCACCTGTCAAATACTTTATTGTTAATTTGGTATTAGCTGAAGGTGGTTGTCCATAACTTTTAGTTTTTAAAAAGTTTGTTGGGTCGTATGATTCTGCTATTCTATCTATTGAATTATTTAATCCTAAACCAACATTTTTAATATTTGGAATAATTAATTCATCGGATAATGAATTATCCCCACCCCCAAAACAAATTGAAGTACTAAAATTTTCATTTGTCTTGACAACAAATCTTCTAGAAGTTTTTAATAATTTAAGAAGATATGGGACAGTAGTAGAGAATTGAAATAAATCTGGATCGTTTTGCTCTACATTAGGATAATCAATATAAATAGTCTCTTGTGCCAAATATGGTACTTCATAAAATTTGTTTCCATTATCATCCACTATACTTTCTATTGAAATAACATTTGTTTCGGGTATATTAATTTTTAAATACGGCTCAGATACAGTAAATGTTTTTTCTAATGTGTTTTGATTTGCTGAAATAGCCTGTATTTTCTTTTTAACTAAAAAGTAATCAGGAATATTTGTAATTGAAGTTGTACTATATACACTTACCTCTCTATCATTTAAATCATTAAAATCTAAAACTTCGGTAGTTCTAAAAGTTATTTGACCGTTTGATGTACTACGAACTTCCAATCCAGCTTCTATTCGAAGTAAATATTTTGTATCTAATACGCCCGCTGAAGTGGCTTTACATAACTGATAAACTGATAATGTTGTAATTGCAGGAGAGGTGGGTTTAGGTTTATAACCTAATAAATTTGCTAAAGCAAAAACATTTTTTTCTTCACCTGCATACTGAATAAGGCTTTCTTTTAAAGTAGAATCGGTATAATATCCTAATACATCACCAATATAGGATGCCATTTCAATGAACATCATACCAGGCGATGCTTCATTGAAATCATTATAGGATGATGGAAAATAAGTTTTTGCATACTCAATCAAATTATCTCTGAATGATTGAAAATCTTTACCCAAATAGTTTATATCTCTACTATTTCTACCTATTTTTTTATTTGTTACTTTAAATGCCATTATTCTTCTACGTTAAATGTTACCGTCTCCAAATTTTGTTGTCCAGAAACCCTAAAGGATATTGAAACATTAAAATTATATCTATCCCTATCAGAATTCGATTGGTCTAATATAATTTCTTCAATTGAAATAAAAGGCATCCATCTAGCAATTGATTCTTCAATTGAATTTTGAACTTTTATTTCTAAATCATCGGTATTTTGTTCAAATAATGCCTCATGTAATGCTGTCCCAAAGTTAGGATGCATTATTCTTTCACCCCTTTTTGTAAGGAGCAAATTTTTAATATTTGATTTTATTTGTTCTATTGTTTGATACGATTGGGCAAAATATCCATTATTTCCCCTTTGGAAAGGAAGAGTAATTCCAATAGCAACTCTATCTTTTTCAGGTAAATCTTTTACTAATTTAGGCCCAATAACTATCGCCATCTATTATCTATTTTTATTTTTACTCGCTTTTAAAACCGCTGCACTTCTAGCAATTGCTTTATCTAATATATCATTACCTGTTACAGGCATTGATTGATTAGTTTGATTTTTGAATCCCAATTTCGGGTCTCCATATCCTATCATTTCAGGTGTAATAGTTCCATATTCACCATCAGTTCTACTAAAATTAGGTCTAATGGCAGTTTCATTAAGAATTTTATTAAGAATAGGATTTCTTGAATATTTCTTTTGTTCAACTTCTCTATCTTCTTCTAATAATGCCAATGCTCTATCGAATGGATTATCAACCTTTTTTTCAGAAATAGGTTGTTTTACATTAGATTTCTTTAATTCGGCCAAAATCTCCTTTCTAACCTCTTCTTTAATAATAATAATCTGTTTTTTTACCTCTTCTTTAACCACAATCTGAATGGCTTTAAAAAGTTTGTCTGTATTCATATTTCTTTGTTTATATTTATAAATATTTAAG